TAAAGGCATATGTGGTGACACTGAACTTGCTCACGTTAACAAACATGAGATGGCTGTTCTTCGTTCTATGGGTGGCGCAGGAACGATAAACGAAAATACCAAGTGTGTGCAGTTCTTTGGTTCACCTCCTCCTGCTCCTCCAAGAGTTGTAACTCAGCAACAGTCTAGAGAAATACCTGCAGAAATAAAACCATATGTACAAGAAGTTCTTACTGAAGCACAGGATATCTATCAGACAAGAAAAGGTGAGGGATATGTTCCTTTTCCAGGACAACAACTTGCTCCTTTTTCTCCTGAACAAGAAGCAGCTTATCAGCTTACTGCTGATCAAGTAGGACAAACAGCTTCTTTCACTACTCCTGCTGCACAATTGGCAGGATTAGCTGCTCTTGGTCCTTCTGATGCAGAGGTAGCAAGATACATGAATCCATATGCTGCTCAAGTAATTGATAGAACAGAGCGTGAGCGTAGAAGAGCGGCAGAGCAGGAAAGACAGGCTGCGGCTGCAAGAGCAGTTCGGGCTGGTGCGTTTGGTGGTAGCAGAGAAGCTATATTAGAAGCAGAACGCCGCCGTAATTTAGAGCAAAGTATTGCTGATATAAGAGCAGGGGGATTAGCAGCAGCTTATGACAATGCTTTAAAACAAGCGCAAGCACAGAGAAGAACACAGTTAGATGCTTCTCGTAATTTAACAACTCTTGGACAGGTTGCTCCTGCAGGTTCTGCTCAAGAAGCAGCTAGACTAGAAGCTGTTGGTGCAGCAAGACAACAGCAAGCACAGGCTGAATTAGATATAGGTCAAAGAAGATTTTTAGAAGAAAGAACTTTTCCAGAACGTACTCTTACTCAGTATTCTCAATTTATCCAACCTACTCAAGGTGCGCTGGGTGCAGCAGGTACATTAACACAAACAACTCCTGGAGCAGCAAGACCTACTTATTTACAACAAGGTCTGCAAGCTGTTGGTACAGGTTTGCAAGTTGCAAGTATGTTTCCTGGTTTTCCATCAGACCCTAAAATAAAAACAGATATCAGTAAAATAGGAATGGACGATGCTACTGGTTTAGCAATGTATTCTTTTAGATATAAAGATGATCCTAAAACTTATCCTAAAGTTATTGGTCCTATGTCTACTGAAGTTAAAGAAAAATATCCTGAACTTGTATCAGAGGTTGATGGTATAGAAGTTGTTGACTTTGGTGGATTAGCATCTATTGCTAATACAAATAAAGAAAAAGATACAGTGGAATTAAAAAGTGGTGGGTTAGTTTCTCTTGCAAATGGTGGAATTATTCCTTCAATTGGTAGCGGTCTTGATCTTACAAATGAAGATGTACTAGATGAAGAAGAAGAATTAGATGTAGATGATATATCTGATGAAGACGTAAAAACAAGTAAACCAAAAAAAGAAGACAAAGGTTTTTTTGCGAATCTTTTTGAAAGACCTAAATTATCTACTTCAAATCTTTTAAAAGGAAAATCAACTGCAGATAAACTTGGCATAATTTTGTCTAGGGCTGGTGGTGAAGAACAAAAAGAGGGTGATACTGCTATTAGTGCATTATTAAGAGGTGCCTCTAAAGGTGCAAAAGATATAAAAGATGAAGAGTTAAAAAACTTAGCTCTTGCTGCTAAGATTGCAAAAGATAAAGGCAAGTTCAATACTGCTGCTTTAGAAATACTACGAAAACAAGTAGCAGATAGATACAGAGCTATGTACGATGAAAAGGGTAACCTAGTGTCGGCAGATGGTAAAACACCTTTAGATATGGCTAGAGCAAGAGAAATTACTGCCGCTTCAAACAATGCTTTAAAAATATTTAGTAGGCTTGTTGCAACTGGAAAAGTATCAGACGCAAAAGCTTTTGAGATGGCACTAGGATCAGTACCAACAGTGGAAGTAAATCCAGCTTTGTCTGATGACGATAATCAAAATAAAAATAGACAAAAAAACATACCTGGTGATCTTCCTATACCTAAAGGTGCTAATCTTTCAAAAGTATATTAAGTTTAAGTAATATGGTATTAAATCCTCAAACACAAACATATGTAGATATAGTTAACGACTTAACTGTAAAAAATAATACTGGTGAAGTAACACTAGATAATTTAGATCAGTATTTACGTTCTACTTATGATGTTTCAGAAGAAGAATATAGACAAGCTACTGATGAAGCTAATAAAAATGTAGACGCATATATTGAATATAAAAAAGAGTTTGAAGATTCTCCTTTCTCTTTCTTAGGTATAGCTTCAGAAAGAATACCTGCTCATATTAGAGAACAAGAATTATCTACATTCCAACAAATATTAGACCTTCCTACCAGAGCAGCAGCAGGTATACCAAAAGCTGTGTCAGAATCTTTATTGGGAGAGGCAGTAGGCACTGCTGTAAAAAGTGTTACTCCAGGAAATGTAGAGATTAAATTTCCAGAAAGTTTAGGAATAGACCCTATAAACTTAAAAAATATTGTACAAGATATAGATGAGTCTTTAGCTACTGGAGAATATACTAAAGAACTTTACAAAACTATACAGGAAACATTTGACCCTGCTCAAACTGGATTAGAGAAAGCTGCATCACAAATACTTACAGTTGCTATACCAGGAGAAGCAGCAGCAAGAAAACTTAGGAAAGCTAATCTTGATCCTTTTGTAGGTAAAAAAGCTGCTGATGTAATAAAGTCAACTGGACGTTTTACTACGTTTGCTGCCTCAGATGTACTGTTGTCTAATAAAGAAGAAAGTTTAGCTAACGCTATAATTCAAGCTTATCCTGATTCACCTGAATGGTTAGAAAGATTAGCTATTGATCCTGATGATAGCTTTGGAACTGTAGCAGCAAAGAAAGCTGTAGAGGCTTTAGGTCTAGGCGTTGCGGCTGAAGGTATTGGTCTTGTTTTAGGTGCAGGGTACAAAAGATTAAAAAATAAAAAACAGGCTATAGATGAAGATATAATAAAACCAGTTATAGATGAAGATGCTGGTAAGATTAAAGACACTACTATAACACAAAGTCCTACTGGTAAATATCAACAGAAGGTAACGATAGAGCAGCCTATAGATATACTTATTGAACCGACAGATGTTGCTGCAAAAAAACCAGGATTTATTTCTAAGTGGCTTGGTTCTCGTATGGGTATAGACAAAAAAACATACGATGCTTTTGCCGCTAAAGATAGTAGCTTACGTGCGAGTAAGAGTGAAGCACAGCTACAAGCTAAAGAATTAGAAGGAGCAATTAGAGCAGATTTTGGTAAGCCAATAAATAAACTAGGTGATGAAGATATCTATAATATAAGAACTGCTTTAGGTAAATCACCTGATCCTTCTGATATGCCTAAAGATATAAAAAAGATTTATTCTAAAAATCCCGCTAAAAGAAGTACGGCTGAAACAAAAAAGTTAGATGCTTATGGTGACTCTGCTTTTGCAGCAGCGCGAGAAGAACAGAAAGAAGCGTTAAAACTTTTACCTGAAAATACACAACAAGCAATTAAAAATACCAGAGTTATCATCGATGACTACACTAAAGAAATACAAAAGTATACAGGTGCTGCTGATATAGATGTAACTCTAGATAAAAATTTAGGTCTTTATACAAATACTACTTATGAAATATTTACTAATCCTGAATACAGAAAAAAAATAAAAGATACATTTAAAGGTAAGATGAACGATGCAGAAGCATCCCAAGTATTAGAGGGTATGCGTAAATATTTAAGTTCTCATATTAAAGTTACAGATGAAGCTATAAGACCTTTAGAAGTAGAAAATAAGTTAGGTGAGTTGGTAGAAAAATTAACAGATAATGATGAAGACTTTTTTAAAAAACTAACTGAGATAAATACAAAATTAGATGAGAAATCTATTAATCCAAACTTTGGAAAAATATTAAGTAAACGTGTGGATATTCCTTTACCCGTAAAAAACTTTCTGAAAGCAACCACAGACCCATTAACAATTACTGAACAAACAATTAAAAAACAGGCTGATCTTTTAACAGAGTTTAGATTCATTGATGATATTAAAAATATTGCTGACTCAGCTTACGGTCAAAAATTATTTAGTTCTGTAAAAGATGTTAAAGGAGACTACGCAGAAGATTTAGGAAGTCTTGCTAGTGACTATATAACTAAACTTGGTCCTAAAGCTAATCCTCTAGCTGAAATATATACGTCTAAATCATACAAAAAAACTTTACAAGAAGGTCTTAATCCAGAAGGTTCTGATAAATCTATATTAAGAGGACTTAAATTTTATAATTATCTTAATTCTGCTGGTGCTACAGTTTTGTCTCAACCGACACACCTTATAAATTTAAAAGGTAACGTAATTTTTACTATTGCTAATGGTAATTTTATTCAGGCTTTTAAATCTATACCTAAATTATATAAGTCAACTCCTAAAATAAAAAGACTTTTAGGAGAGTCAGAAAAATCTATTAAAGTATCAAAAGAAGAGTTAAAGAAGTTACAGCAATACGGTCTTTTAGATAACAGTGTTACAGCAGAGTTTTTAGAAAAAACATTTAAAGATGTTATAAAAAATTCTGATGAAGGTAACTTATCTTTTATAAAAAAATATTTGTTAAAGCCTGTAGACAAAGCTGTAGAACCTTTTAAAAAGTTATACAGAGCAGAGGATACTTATTTTAAAGTCCTTAATTATTATTCTGAGTTAGATAAATATTCTAAAGCTTTTCCTAAAGCTTCTTTAGACCAAGTAGAAAATCTTGCTAAAGATGTTGTATTAGATACTTTACCTACATATTCTAGAATACCTAGACTTTTAAAGTCTGCACAACAAAATGTACCTCTTATAGGTGTTTTTCCTTCTTTCCTCGCTGAATCTTTTCGTGTAGCTAAAAATACACCTATCATAGCGTTAAGAGATTTTACGACAGGACTTAGAACAGGTAATATGGAGTTAGCAAAAATAGGAGGGAAAAGACTAGCTGCTTTTAGTGCAGTAGCTTATGCTGGTTATAGTGAACTTCTTGCTAATAAAAGTGAGAATTTAATATCTGATAATGATGAAAATGTTATAAATATATTAAGTCAAATATATGATAGAAATTCTAGCAGAGAATTTATAACACCTATACAAGAAAATCCTAGAACAGGAATGATAGAAACACAATTTTTTAATACAGGTGCAGTTAATCCTCAAGAATCTATAATTAAAGTTGGTCGTGCTGTTCAAAATTTAATTTTTTCAGGACAGCTTAATCCAGATACTTTAAAAGAGTTTGGTGAAAATATTTCAGAAGTATTTGGTTCTTTTACTGCATTGTCTTTAGGAACAGAAAAATTATTAAATATACTTACAGGTATAGATTCTACTACAGGTAAAAAAATAAGAAGTGAGGATAACACTCTTGCTGAAAATATTATAAATACTGGAAAAGAACTTGTACCAGGAATTGGAACAGCGAAAGCAATTAGTGATATTGTAGAAGCTATGGATAGTGAAGATAGGCTTAGTGAAGGCGTAGCTAAAGATGGTAAGTTTGAAGTAGGGAGAAGTAAGTCAGGATTTCCTTTGCGTCCTTCTGATAAAGCAGCCAGATTTTTAGGTCAGAGAAAAATTACCTTTAGTCTTGATAAATCTTTACAATATAAAGTAGGAGAATTATCTCGTTCTATTAATAGCTCTAATAAAAAAATTAATACAATTTTAACCAGAGCATATAATACTGGATTGGCTAGAACGCCAAAGGGAAAAGAAGCTATATTGGAAGAAGTAAATCAAGCAGTATTAGAATCTTATAACAAACAACAAAAGTTAGCCGATCTTTTACACAATGTTAAAAAAGTAATGTACACAGATAAAGATGGGGTAAGACGACAAATAAATGATAAAAAAATACAGTTAATGCTATCAGAAAAAGGAAGATTTCCTTTTAAAGAAGATATTAATAAAGCATTAGCTAGAACAGGAGAAAATTTTATTGGTAGTTTTAAACCCCCTTCTTTAAGTCAAAAAGCTATGGCTAGACTTAGCCAACAACTAGGAAAAATTAATCCAACTCTTTTAATGCAAGTAAGAGAAATACTAGACCGTAATAACGGCGCACCTTTATTAGAATTACAAAATTCTTCAGGTAAAATGTAATGGAAATGAATGGACAGTTTCTGTTTCAAGTAGGAGCAGTAATAGCTTCTTTGTCTGGCGCATGGGCGTTGGTAAGATCACAGGTGCATACACTCAAAGCTAATCAAGCTGAAATAAAAAACTATGTGGATGAATTAAACAGAGAACTGGATACAGCAGA